TCAATATTTTATGAAATATATGAAATGAAATATATATTTGGAGAATATTTACCAATATTAAAACAAAATAATAATTATGATCATAGTGATGAGTATGGTAATATTGTTTTGTATCATAAAGATAATAAATCAAAATCATATGATTTATTAAAGAGCGAAACAATATCATTAGATAATATTAATAAAGGTATAGTTTTATTAATTGAATATATTAAAAAAAGTAAAAAAAGTAACTCTAAAATATCTGATATTATATCTGATATTCAAAAATCTCAATTATTTATTGAAAAAAATACTAATATTATGTTATTATTGAATCATTATCTAAGTATACCTGATTCTGATAAAATGGATGAACCAAACGTAGTAAATAAAAATGATGATTCATCTTTATTTAAATTTATAAATACATTTTTGAAAAAATACTTATATATGTATATTGAAAAAAAATCAAAAAATTTTAATATAATATGTTTTAGTAATCATAAGGATTTATCTATGCCAATGAAACATTTAATAGACTATAATTATATATCAAAAAATATACTAGCTAAAATAAGTGAATATTCAGATAACAATACAATAGTATTTCCTGATACTAATCAAAGTATATATTCTCTTTACTATAAATATTTCATTCATATTACTGAAGTAATAATATTATATAATAATGAATTTTATGATGATGGCGATGATAAAACTAATGCACTAAATTTTATAAACGATTTTCCACTTACTAAAAAACCACCTTTAGATATAAAAATGTTTTATACAGTAATGAATATAATTAATTTATCCTTTAGAGTTATACCAAATATGACTAAGGTTGGTAAAGAGAATACAAAACTGGAGCAAGTGAAGGATGCTAAGTATGATGAACACCTATTTAATTCTTTGGTTATTAATTTTTTAAATATTAATTTCCATTTTTTAAAAAATATTATAGAAAACACTTTTGCTAGTAATGATAAGAGTATAGAATATAATAAGAGATTAAAAGATATGTTTGAATATATACTAGGACTAGGAGAGGGAGAACGCGATTCCAGCAATATAAAAACTAGTACAGAATTTTTTAATAAGCTTAAATATCTTGGTGATATATTTAATGAGTTAACAAGGTTAAAGAACTCAAACGAAATAAATAGTTTATTTGGTGAGTTATTAGAAAAAATTTTAGATGGTGGTAAAGCAGAACAAAGTGAAATAGATGCATTATTTAAAAAAAATATACAAGAACAAATTGAAAACCAACAAAAGAAAAGAGCCGAAAATATTTTTCCATTTATAGATCTTATTAAATTTCAATTAAAAACTATTAAAAATTGTAAAAGTGAAAGATTATTATTAGACTATGGAAAATTGAACGAAAGTTTAAATCCCAAGCAATATTTTCCTTTAGAATTAAGAAGTGACAATTATTTTAAAATTGAGAATCATCTTACTGAATTTAACGAAGAAATTAAAAAACAACCTGCAATTATTATTAAGATGATAGATTTTTTGGAACCTCGAGAAGCATTACATGAACAAATTAAAAAGTTAAATTCAGGTCTAGAAATTAAGTATGAACCGCATATTCTTTTTAAGACTATAGATTTTAAAAATGAGTCAATAAAACTGCCAGACTATAAAAATGAAAAACTTCATAAAAATTATTTTAATATTTCTAGAAATAAGACTGATACAGGAGGCATATTTATGAATTTACAACCAATACATGATAATACATATATTAGTGATAAAAATAGTTTTAACCTACTATCTACTAACCTTACATTTGGTCCATTTAGAGAAGTATTAGAACCTAGAATAAGAAATAGTAACAAATCTAATGATTTATCATATGTAGATACAGATGCAATGTTTGATTCTGAAGATAATTTAATAGATTATTTAAAAAAAAATAAATATAATTATGAAATGCCTTTAAATAAAGAATTTATGGATTATTTAACAACAACTGGTGAAAATGGTTATGATATAGAAAGTAAAATTTTGAACAAAAAAGAATTAAAATTTTTTGGATATGGATTTTCGGGTTCAGGTAAAACTTTTACACTTTTACAAGGTTCTGACACTGATTTTGCACTTTTTGCAGAAACTCTATTTTTAATTTTAAAATTATCTAGTTCTGAAAATAATCCTTTAAAAATACCTACAGATTTAAAAAAATTAATACAAATTGATGTATATTTTCCACTAAAAGATAATGATATTACATCATGTAATGATGAACTAGAACATATACTAGATATATCAGGAGAAAATCATTATAAAAAGATTAAATTTTTAAATGGTCATGATGGTAGAGATAAACCATCTTTAAAAGAACAAATAAATAAAATATTATATGAAACAACAATTACTGATCCTAAAAATAAGGGCATTGACGAAGAGTATAAAAACAAAAATTTTAAACAAATACTACCAATATTAAACAATAAAATAACAAGTCAAAAACCTACGGAAATAAATAATTTAAAAAAAAACTTTACTTTAGTATTTTTAGAAATTTTAGAGAAAATTTTTGCTTTACTTAAATATTATAATTATATCATACCTACTATAAATAATACCGAAAGTTCTAGAGCATTCACTATTATAAAAATAAATTATAATTTTTCAAATGTTGATCCTGTTGATAAAGATTATATTCATTTTATTGATTTGCCTGGCTTAGAAAGAAAAGTTGATATGATCATTGATTATTTAATTGGTGAAAAATCTCTAGATTCTTTAGGTAATGAATTAGTAGAGAAAGATAAACAGAATATTCTTGACCAATTTAATTGTAGATTTAATAATAGTAGTAATGTTAATTTTAAGACTCAGTTAATAACGGATGATATTTTAAGAAATTATTTAATAGGTAAAGTGAATAATGGTGATGATGATGATACTCTTATCAAACATACGTCTAATTCTAATATAAAAGAGTTTAGTTTTATACTTGACTCTAGAAATGACATTGAATATAAAATTTTGAAAAATTATTGTCATTTATTTTTTGATGAATATAATTACAATCAGTCGAAGTTCATGAACGATTTTGTTGATATTGAAACTATCTTGAATAAGCTCGAGACGGAGGGCTTGCAGGCGGTGAAAGAACAGGCGAGAGCGAGAGCGAGAGCTGATGCTATCGCGAATTCAAATTACAATTATTTAAAAGATAATTGGAAGGTTATTTTTTATGATTTTAATGATCCTATAATAAATTATATTATAAAAAACGATCCATCTATGTATTTAATAAAATTTATAAAATGTTTAGATAATATTAATAAAAGTAAAAATAATTTATCAGAAGATTGGGATGCCATAAAAACTATAGCAAAAACGACTTTAAAAGATATCAAAGATAAAAAAATTTTAGGATATTTCACTGATATATTTTTAAATAATGAGTATAATATTTATCCAAAATACCTTAGTATAAATGAAGATTCAGTTTGTAGTGAATTTAAAAAAACATTTTTAATTAACAATAGTGAATATATGATTCAGTTTTCTTTATTTAATGTAAATAGTAAATTTTATTCATTATTATATTTAGATAGACATATCAACCACAGTGTTGACTATCAATTTTTTATAAATTCAATTATTGTTTCTATGTTTAGTAATGCCTTTGATATAGATCATCGGCAATTTTACAAATATACTGAACACACACTGGGAAGCATCAATACTCATAAATCAAAAAAACTTGAATACAAAAATGCAAGTATACATATACCTCAATCTAGTGTTGACATATATAAACAAGTTACAAATTCAGTTATTATAGATAATCAAGGTATAGATAAAGTAAATGACCCAAAGTGGTGGGAGAAAGAAATGAAGGTTGCACTAAGGAATTATGTTGATTTTTTTAATAAAACTGTTATAAATATATTTAAATATGTTAATTATACATTAGAAACAAAAAGTGGAACTTATATTCTTGATCATGATTTACCTAACAAATTAAAAACACGTTTTTCTGATAGTTTTGGAAAAATATTAGAAGGAGAAAAAGAAAAAGATTTATTTAAATTACAAACTAATGAATCTACCACAGCTCATAATCAATTATTAAAAAAAATATCACAAGATATAGGTTTAGAAAACTCAATTAAAAATTTATCGATATTTGAAGAAATTTTTAAAAATGTCTTTAAAATACATTTTTTTACAGGAGAAGATAATACAGATTTGGGAGAAGATAATTGCAAATATAAATATGATATTGAGAAAAAAGATAAAACTTATAAAGTTACAAATAAAATTACTGAAAAAACACTACATGAAGATAAATCAAATGATATTATATGGTATTTTAGTTCGGAGACCAAAATAAAGGAGTATGATATTTTAAGAATTTGCCAAGTTCATGACTGTTTTTTATTCTTACATCATGACGCAATAAAACATTTAAGTGAAATAACATACTATAGAGAATCACCAGTTTTTACATGTTTATATATTATTTATTCTTTAATTGAAAAAGAACAAGTGAATGATAACATAAAAAAAGGGAAAAAACTATTTTTTATGTCTTTACTAATCGAATATGTTTTAAAACAAGGCGAAACTATAGTAACATCATTAGAACATTTATTATTTGAATTTTTAACACAAAAATCTGGATCAGGATTTGAAGATTATAATACCTTCATACGTAATATAAAACAAATTCAAAGTGAAGAAGAAGAAGAAGAAGAAGAAAAAAAAAAATTAGATGATATTAATGCAAGTCAATTTATATTTTCTGATGAATTACAATATAAAGTTGTAGAAACAAATACATATAAATCAAATGTACCCGAATGTGTAGTCTTAGATTCTTCTTTAAATAAAGCAGTAATAAATACATTACTTAATACTGATAATATTCCTGATTCTTCTAATGAAAATGAAAAAAAAATAAATCTTAAAGATTTAAGAAAAGAAAACGGAAATTATTACTTTAATATTTCTTCATTTATGGATAAAACTAAAAATAATATTATTAATCTTGATGATAACAAGTCTATAGTTTTTACTAAACTATGTAAAGATAATCATAAAAATTTGCTAGATATAGCAAGTAATACTAGTGAATTTTATAGTTTATTTGAAAACAATCAGATAAGTTTTAATAAGACATATAAATATATTTCAGGTAAAAGTCTTATTGAAGAGAAGGTTGTAAGAAAATATTTACCATTAATGAATAAAGTTTTAAATATAACGCCAAATAGTAGATTCATATGTAATATTAATATTTTAAGAAATACATTTAAAAGACACAACCAAGATGGTGAATATATATATAAGCTTAATTTTGAAGACAAAAGAAAGAGAGAAGCAGGGGCAAGAGATTCATTATTATTTGCTCAATTTTTACTAGGCACTAAATTTGATAATGATGTTCAAAGTGAAATTACTAAACAATATGATTTAGAACAATCACAATTTGTTAGACCAGAAACTACAAGAGGAGGTAATATAAAAAAAAGACGTATCAAAACAATAAAAAAGTATAAATATAAAAAAAATAAAACAGGTAAAAGAAAAAATGGAAAAAAAGCTAAAAATACTCCAAAATTAATGAATGCTAAAAAATCTAATAAAAAAATAACTATCTCTCAAATATTAATAAATAATTTAAAAAAATAAACACTTAATTACTTTAAAAAATATAATTTTATTATTTGTGAATAAAATTATATAAACTATTTTAAAATATATAAAATAAAATATATAAAAAATTTTTATACTGGATGTGGTCTTTGATTATTTTCATACACCAATGGAAATGGCATAATAACTGCCTTAGGTCTCTCAAAAAAGTCTTTAAAATCCATGGGTCTTATACTGGGTACTACTGGTTCACATGGTTTTACTAAATTTGATGCACCTATTCCATATAAACTTGATTCAATATCAATTGGATTATTTGCTAAAGCATCTCTACTCATATGGCTTGCTATATATCCTACTGAAGGCATACATTCAGTAATAGGTCTACCCGCCGATGAATGTAAATATAAATAATGGTTTTCAAAATCTTTATTTTTGTTTTGTTCTAATTTATAGTCGAGAGAAGTATTCTTATTTCTGGTTGAAGCCATATTATATAAAATATATATTATTTTTTTAGTTTTTATTTTAAAAATTATATTTATTTATAATATTTTGAGAGAATATTAAAAAAATAATGAACGTAAATAATTAAAATTATTTAGTTTAAACTATTTTTTATTTAAAATCTCTAAAAATTGTGATTCAGTAAGATGTTTTTGAAAAGATAATATATAATTAACATCAAATATATAAGAGTCTTCATTACCATTATTTATATCCAAATCTAAAATATATTTAATGCAAAATTCTACACTAAGTTTTTGAGTAGAAAGTAATATTTTTTTATTTAAATTATTAATATTTTTTTCTAATTCTTCAATTGAATATTTATTTGGATTATTAAGTAAATTATTATCAGTTAAACTCATTGCTATTTATTATTAATTTTTGATATTAATTCAATTTTATTTTATTTATCTAGATTAATATGAGTAAGCAAGTATTATCAAAAAGTAATAATAGGTTTATACATTTTGGATGTTGGAATAATTTAAATAACGATAAAGCTTGTCTTGATAAAGTAATAAATACATTAGAAAAAAATATATCAGATGTAGATTTTATTATTGTTGCTGGAGATAATTATTATCCAGAAAAAAAGAAAGAAAAAGATAAAGCTAGTAAAAAAAAATATATATATGTTGAACGTTTAAAACAAGGTTTAACTAAATTAGCCAATATTGGTAAACATATTTATATGATTCTTGGAAATCATGATTTGGAAACTAATCTTGATAATAATGGTAATTTATATGTAGTTAATGAAGAAGCAAAAAAAGAAGCAAAAGAAGAAGCAAAAGAAGAAGCAAAAAAAGAAGCAAAAGAAGAAGCAAAAGAAGAAACAAAAAAAGAAGCAAAAGAAGAAGCAAAAGAAGAAGCAAAAGAAGAAGCAAAAGAAGAAGCAAAAGAAAAAGCAAAA